TCAGGGGTCATTTTTCTTCACCCGGCTGAACGCCCTGGCGATATTCGCTTCCGTCTCCACATGCCGGGTGTAGTGCGCGCCCATCGCCTCCGACTCGTCCCCGAGAAGGTCGGCGATCTCCCTGTTGTTGGCGCCCGTTGTCCTCTTCCACCATGCCGCATATGTCACCCGCAGGCCATGCAATGTCGTGCCGCTCCCGATGTGGTTTTCGCGCTCCTGATCTCGAAGCCAATGGCTGACGCGCGTCTGCATTTCCTTCTCCGAAGGCCATGCGCTTCCATCATCACGGACGCATATAAGGCCGTCAGCTCGTTGCAGCTTGAGCGAGACGAGGAAATCTTGAAGCTCCTGAAGGACAGGCAGCGTAACGAGCTTGTTGTTCTTGCGGGCCTTATAGCGAACCGCCTGGCCGGTGAGGTGGTGCGACCGAAACTGCTTGCGGTTCACATCGACGAGAGTTTGCCCCCGTAGGCCAGCGTATCGAGCGAGCATGACCGGAATCAGAACTTCCATCGGGGCATTGTCGCGCACATATTGCAACTCGTCCGCTTCCCACTCGCGGTTTGCGTTCGGATCTGCCTTGTGCGTCTTGTCCATCCCCAAGCATGGATTGAACGGCATCTTCCCGCGCCGGACAGCTTGGCGGAATAAAGAGGAGAGGGCCGATATCATCTGGTCTGCGAAGCGCGGCCATTTGACGTTGGCGCATCGGTCGCGAACCTCGTAAAGGTCTGGCTGAGTGATATCTTTTAGATCGGAATCGAACTCGGGGCGGAGATATTCGAAAGCCTCAAGATAATCCTTGCGGGTGGAGGCGGCGAGCTTCTGCCATTTCGGATATCCCTTTTCAAGCGCGCCCGGGCTTTGGAGGCAAGCCTTGAGGTCCTTGTCGATATCGCCGTTGGTGTACCAGTAGACGAAGCCGCCGAGGCATTCGATCGGGAAATTCTTGGCCGCGCGTTTTGCGAGCCGGGGCCGGTTGTATGCGTGGGTGAACTCTGCCGATTTTTCGAGGTGCTTGATCAGCTCCTCTCGCGTGCCCTCGAAGCCCTTGACGTAGGCTTCGCCACCCGATCTCGGGTAGACGTACCACTTGCCGCGGGCCTTGACGATGTTAAGCCCTTCTAGCTTCACCGTAACCACCATAAAGCCGCTCCCCGAACTTCCGCTTCGGAGCGGCATCTTGCTTGTTTGGATCGAGAGACGCCAGCCATTCGTCAAGGCGCTGGCGAAGATATCTTTCTCCCCTTGTGGATTCCGTGAACTGAACCGGCTTGACCGGGCATACCTTCTTGAATGTATCGACGCAGATATCGCAATATGCGGCTGCGGATTTCAGGTTCATGGCGGCGGGCCAGTATGGAATGTGTTCTGTCACCACAAATCCTCCGAAAACAGTTCTGGCAATTTCTTGTCTCGATGCGAAGACTGGCCGGCGGCGTCGGCAATGTTACGGGCTTCCTCGCGGCCAACAAACCTGAAGCCGTCCGTCACGAACCCTTGGATACATTTGTGCGCAGCGTTAGGATCGTCCGGGTAGGCAGCGATGACGAGTCGCAGGATTTGGCCATGTCTGGCTGGAGCGAGAAGGGAATATACGCCGCCATCGGGGTGTTTCGCTGCAACTCCGATAATTCGTTCGGTCATGCCTCACCTCTCGTCTTGGCGTCGAGCCGCCACTGGTTGATGATGGCGGTAGCGAATGGAACGGCGTCGTTGCCCATGTCGCTCCAGAGGCCGAAAATGGTCAGCGCCAGAACATGAGGGTTGATGCCGGCGCACACCCAAAATGCCTCCTCACCGATACGGTGCTGCCTGGCATGCTCGAGTTGACTGAGGGGAAGCGCCCAACGGTCTGGGGCCTTACGGCTTTTACCACGGCCGTAATGCCCATGCCTGGGAGACGCCATGGACAGATGCGCAGCCTCAACACCATAGGCGCCGGTAATCACACACGGCAATTCATGAAGAAACGTGAGATAGTCTCGGCTCTTCGCCGGCTTGCGCTTCGGTACGGGGTCGGGGGAGACGTGCGGGGCGATACGGAAGGCGCTCATCGGGATTTCTCCCTTTCAAGCCATTTCGGAGACACCCAGCAGCCGTCGGTTTCATCCTCATATGCTTCTTGCATTTCGTGAGTATTATCGTATGCAAGGATACTGGGCTCGAATCCGTTCGGTACCCTTGCGCCAGACTCGTTGATCTGAAGAGTTAGAAAGCCTGCGCAGATGAGTGATTTTTCTCCAATGCAGGTTTCTCCTTCCTCGTCGTCATGATCAAGCGTTTTATGGCAAAAGAACTCATTGTATTTGTTCTGCGCCAGGAACGCTAACTCGTACCCCCGCTCAATGCGCAGGAAAGGCCGGACATCCCGGCGATATGGGCAATGAGCGCATGGCTCCTTCATGAAGGGCGTCATTCCTGCTCCTCCATCTCAACCCGCTCAATCTCTCTCTTGAGCTTTTCCACCCATATTGCGAGAGTGAAGAAATCGTTGCGGCGGGATACGGGGCTATGCATCGGCATTCCCCTTCCGCTCTGAAGGAATGAGGGCGGCGCGGGTGCGTAAAACCAAAACCGGCACCTCGCGGTTCGGACCTCGCGATGCAATCCGGGCAGCGGTTAACGTGGCTTCTTCGACGGTCTTTGCCTTTTCAACCGTGACGCCTTCTGCCATCAGTCGGCCGTTGATGTATCGATCGAATTCATAGACGCTCATGACGATGTCCCCTCCCTTGTCTTCCAAACCCGGTGCATTCTGAGACTCAACTGGGGTTGAGGTGCATGGGTGGGAGGCAAGGGCGGAGATCAGCGCTTCGGTGTTGTCGAAGATCCACTTGAGGCAATTCGCGGTTTCGCCGTAGATGGTCATCTCCTCGGCGCCCTGCCAGTTGCGGAGTTGCCAATTGATGCCGCGATCGAACTTCGGCATCTTCGCCAGACGCTCGCGCAATTCATGAAGGATTGCAGCCTCTACGCCGCGTTCGTGTTCGTTGCTCATGGCTTCCCGTCCCTAACGTGCTGGTTGATGATGGCGGTAGCAAATGGCGCGGCGTCGTCGCCCATGTCAGAGAAGAGGCCCCAGATCACCAAGCATAGGGTGTGCGGGTCGCGACCTTTCCAGAAGCGCTCTTCACCGATATCATGCTGTCGAGCATGGAGTTCAGGGCTCAAAGGCAGCGCCCACCGATCCGGGGCTTTCCTGCCTTTGCCGCGGCCGTAATGACCATGTCGTGGCGATGCCATCGATAGATGCGCCGCCTGGATGCCGTAAGCTCCGGTGATTACGCAAGGAAGTTCGTGCAGAAAAGCGAGGTAATCCTTGCTCTTCGCCGGCTTCCTCTTCGGGAACTGATCTGGCGCGACATGCGAGGCGATACGGAAAGCGGTCACTGCTGCACCTCACCACGAATGGCGCGGGTCAATTTCTCGGTCAGAACTACCCAAAAGAGATCGCGGCCCTCATATTCTCGCTGCATGTCCATACCGCACTGAGAAGCTTGTTCAGGCTCTTGAACGAAACACTCATCGTCTGGCTTGATACCCTTCTCAGCGTATGGGCCTGCCGGGGCGGCATAAACCCTAAAATAATGTCTCTTGAGGACAGACATCTTAGGCTCCTCCCCCGCCACGAATGGCGGAAAGCACGCGCCTCCACCAAGGCAAAGGCGTCCGGCGCAGTTGCTCTTGAAGGATTCCCTGGCGCAATAGCTCCGTCATCTCGTCTTTCTTCTGGAGGTAGACGACGGTGGAGGTTCTGGCGTGGGGGAAACGGGCCAAATGATCGCGGGCGTTCATGCTAACATCCCTTCGATTTCATCGAAAAGAGCGCCTCTGCTTTTGAAGAGCAGTTCTCTGCCGATGCTCAGCGGGACACGAGCAAGCATTTCGGTATTCGGGTCTTCCATCCATTCGCGGAAAACATCGAAGCTGCCCTCAACGGCAAGGCCTTCGACGCATCCGTTTCTGACGCATACGACAACAGTGATATCTTGATCTTCGCTCATGCTGCTCTCTCCACATCCTCGGGGGTCACGCCATAGCTCTCGGCGATGAATCGCTCGGCGCGCTGCAGGAAGCCAACGAACTCCTCTTCGGTCATGGAGGAGAACGAAATGCTGCGAGGCACGACAAACGGCATACCGCGGACCATCATCGGAGTGACGTACCCGGTATTCAGCTTGACGAGTGAATGAAGGCTCTCGGCATCGGGAACAGCATCCGTGGCATTGACGACCGCATGGAGGAACTGCCAATACCAGCGTAGCCTTGAGGGGCTGCGGCCGGTGCTCAATTCCACCTTGATGCGCTCGCCGGCCGGCATGGCGGCAATGCGGTCACGGTCGTACTGCAACTCGCCGATCAGAGCATCGCCACGCCTGACGCAATAGATAGGTGCGTTTTCGGAAGACTTCTTGCCCATGTTGGTCACCCTGCGGCCAGATTGGATTGACGGGCGAGGAAGGCGTTCTTCATCTCGTCCTTCTTCTTGGTGAAGTCGGCGACGGCTTTGGAACCAATGGCCTTGATGCTGGGCAAATTCTCTTCCCAGAAGCTTTGCAGGCCGCCGAGCGTCGTGATGTTGGTCATCTCTTCCCAGAGATTGTTGCGGCGGATATCGGCCTCGCAGCCCTCTAGGCGGTCAACGAGGGCCGCGCGCCATGCCTGGGTCCAGCCGTCGCGTTCAGCCTGATCGAGATATTGTTTGCGAAGGTGGTCAAGTCCCGCCATGGACTGGACATCGACCAGATCGCTTTCGAGTCCGGCCATGATCTTTTCCCACTCGCCATTGCGCTTGAGCTGGGCGGAAGACTTGGGGGCTGACTGGTCGTGCCGATGCTCCTTGAAATCCTCGGATTCGTCTTCCGAATAAACGAGGCCGTGAATGCCGACGAGTTTGAGAACAAGCCTATCTTTGGCCCTTTTCTCGGCCATTGCCCACGGATAGCCATTTTTGCAGTTCTTGGGGCTGGCCTCGCCGGTTGCCCAATCGCTGCGGTTGCCCATAGTCCCCGACACTGACAAGACGGCGATGCCGTTGGCTGTGTCGGCTTCGATGATCGTCGGGGACGCAAAGACGACGTTTGCCTTTGTGGCGACAACCTCAAGAGCCGCATGCTTCGCAACCCATTGCTTATTCTGCGGGATCTGCCAGAAGTCGTCCTTATCCAGACCATATTCCTTGCGGATGGCCTCAATGCGAGGGTCAAGCGACATGACGATTATCCTCTTGTTTTCGTGGGTGTCTTCTGACAAAATCTTCATCGATCTCCGCGCGGCCCAAATAGAACCATGCGTGCTCTTCGCGCTGATCGGCCCATTGCAGCAGCCGCGCCGCGCGTTCTGGGCTCGATGTTTTGGCGTCGGCCCGGTATTCGTCGGCCATCTCGAAAGCCCTAACAGCGAGAGCGCGATATTCAGCGGGCGACATAGCAAGCCTCCTGGCAATCGGCCTTCGCCACCCGCAACTGCTCATTCCATGCAGACATTGCGAAGAAGACGCAGGCGTAGACGGCAAGACCAGTAGCAACGAGGATCAACTGGTCCCGAGCTGTAAACCGGTGCTGCGGAGGCTCCTTGGCATCGACCGGCAGCACGCCGCATTGTGTGGCGCAGGGAACAGGGCACTCGCCAAGGGATTTGAGATCACAGCGCATCAGTAATCCGCCCCCTCTACCCACCATTGCCGATCGCAACCATTGCAGCGGTAATGGAGGTCGTCGTGGGCGCCATCAGAGCTTTCCCAATCGCGATACTCGACCTCATCAGAACCGCACTGACGGCATTTGAAGTTTGGGTTCTCAGCCTTCGTCGGCTTCCAATCGGACGTGTAACCCATCGTCGTCTTCCTCTTTGGCCTACCGGCCGGTTGGGGTGGGGGTGTCAGTGAAATCTTACGGCGCCATCGTCCGAAGCCATTTCGAAAGCCTTGCGGAATTCGCTGTATACTTCGTAGAAACGGGGCTCTGGAACGGTCTTGGCGGCGGCATCGAAGGCCGCGAAGTCGTCGGCAAGCTTCTTGCTCGTCTCGGGACCGATCACGCCTTCGCAATCCGAGAAGTTGATCATCTCCCAGAACGGGCCTGATGTTGCCTTCCATGCAGAGGCAGCGTAGCTTTCCCAATCTTTGCCGCACTGGTGGTAGGAGCCGAGCGGCCATCCAGAGATGCGGGCAAGCTCGTCGCGCCAGCGGTTGTACGAGCTGTAAGCGCCGGCTCGGAAGCCAAAGCGTTCCTCTGCACGATAGGCTTGACCGTCTTCGACGTTATCGTTACGGCCAGGGAAGTCTGAATTGACGAATGCCATTAAGTCGCAATCGGCATATTCGCCGGTTTCCTCGTCAAGGACTTCTCCGTCCTCATAGCGAACGCCCGTCATCTTCGAGATCTTGCGGTAAGCTGTGATATCCAATCCCATTGCCTTCTCTCCTATTCTGCCGCCTGAAGGTTCGCGCCCTTGACGAGAACCGAGCCCAATCCTCGGCGAGGACGGAACATGCGAGTTACGACAGGCTCACGAGCGCTCTGGAACGAACGGTCTATGTCATCGGCAATACCGTCGATCCAAGGCTCAAGGTAATCAGGATCGCCGCCCGCATCGTAGACGAGGCCGGAAAGGGCCTTCATCATCTCGACTGCCAGTTCCTTGACGATTTCCTCGTTGTCGGTCTGGCTTCCGTGGATAACGGAAAACTGGGCTTGAGCCTTTTGGGCGGCGGTGATGATGGTTTCGATGGAGGACATCATGCACCTGCCTTTTCGGTGGCGTTCGCCAGTTCGGCGCGATTGACAACATCGATCAGGACGCGAAGGAGAGCCGTTTGCTCACGCGAGGCAACGCCGGTCAGCGTCTTCGCCAGAGCCCCGTTGATCACGGCGAGCTTTTTCAGAGCCATGACATCGATCGGCGAAATCTCGATTGTCTGCGCCATCTCTCTCATCCTCATTTTCGTTGCGCAGAAGAGTCGGTAGGGACCGACTGTCTGCGGGGTGGGTGGTTAGGCCGAAGCCGGATCGCTATTTTCCCAGATGACGCAGCCGCGCAGGCGACCCGCAATCATCTCGGCAGCACATTTGAGGCAGACCGCACCTCGACCAGGTCCGCCCATGCCGTCGATCGTGTCGCCACAAAGGCTGCATGAGATGATGGCGGCAGAAGCAAACCCGCCGGGCTCCACGCGATATGCTGGTGAAAGTTCGTAAAAGTCTGCGGCCTTGCTCATCAGAATACGATCCAGTCGGGACCGAAGTTCTGGCTGTAGTCGGACGCATCGCCCCAGTCCTCGAACTGGGCTGCGTCTTCCTCGCGGTCCGTGACAAGGCCATCGTGTTCGCCGATGCTGTCCTTGTGCGCGAACTTGCGAGTTTTCTCATTCAGCAAAACGTACATTCCCGTCTTCCTCGTTGTGCAGAAGAGCGGCCGGGGCGGTTCTCTGCTTTGGATGGAGCAGTGAGGCCGTGGCTTCTTCGTGCTCTGATGTCTTTCTTGTACCACCCCATGTGACAGCGCGTCAAGGAAAATGTTGCGCCGGGTGTGACAAAATATTGACGGGCGGGAATCGCTATGGCAAAAACGAGAAAGCCCCCGAAGCGGCTCAATGCTTCGAGGGCTGATTGGTAGCGGTTTGAACCGGGAAGTTTTTCCGCCGCCAAGAGAACGTCAACGTTATACCATAACGGCATGTGGCGTTCAAACGAAAAACCTCCCCCCAGGTTCCGAAGCCTTCTAAATTTCGGGGCTTACGCGTTCCAAGGCCGTCGAGCTGGAGGATCGTATGGACATCATGGAGCACGACACGCGGGCTTAAGACGGCCCTGAACGCCTCGCAAGGGTGGATAAACGACGAAAGTGGTGAGGTTCCGGCGCGAATGCCGACCAGCCGGGAGTGCAGGCCCCCAAGATACCCCGATGGCTTTCGGGATTCAGCCTGGTCGATAATGCGTGTTTGGCTTGATAGCTCTGGTTAGGAATACGACGGGACAGAAGTGATAACCTCACCCTCCGTCTATTGATACTTATTGTCTAACTGTCTTGAAAAGCAACGGTCCAAAATGGGTCATATTGCGCCGCAAAATTCTAAACTGCTCATGAACCATAGCGATCAAACAAAAAAACAGGCGTATCGAAAATCCCTGCGCCAGATGTAATATCCCCTAGAAAATAAGGGGTGTGAAACATGAAAAGAAGGGCTCTTCTTCAGGGCATGGCAGCAGGGTCGGTCGTCGCTATTGTGCCAACACGCGCCGCGCCTCGTGACGAGTGCGAGACACACGCGAAAGCCTTGGCGGACGCGTTGTGCAAAAAGCATGGCTATAGGTGGAAGATTCAGTTCGACCAGATGAACGAGTTCGTGCTGCTATACCGTGAGGTCAAACCGAAGGCTTAGCCATCGGTTCCGGTGAGGGATTTCAGCAGCCGCACCGCCAGATCTCGATTATTGTTCTCATTGATCAACCGGACCAGATCGACGACCTCGCCTTCTTTGGTGGGATCGACAGAGAGCAGATCCGTGACGCTGGCGTTAAGGGCATGCGCCAAGGCTTCGAGGATGGGCTGTGAATAAGGTTGCTGGCCATTCTCGATCCGGCCTATGCTGGAATGAGACAGCGTCTCGTCTGGGCCGTCAAGCTCCAGACGGTCAGCCAAACGCCTTAGCGAAAGGCCGCGGTATTCGCGCCATTCCTTGATGTACGTCTTGGTATATGTCCGTTCAGCCATGCTAAAAATATATCATGCTCTTTGTAACGCGTGGTCACGCCCCCTGTGACAGATTTCATTTGATTTCTGTTTCACCCGGTGTTACAAGGAGGCATGGAAACAGATCAGCACCCCCTCATGAAGTATCTGCAGAAGAAGGGCGAAAGCCTTTCTACCTTCGCCAAGTCCGCGAAGACGAGCCGTATGCAGCTCTATCGCATCATGGCCGGCGAGGGCACGACGACTAGCCGCCTCAAGCAAATCAGCGAGGCGACTGGCGGTGAGCTTTCCTTGGCTGATCTTGTTTCTCATAAGCCGCCCAGCAGTGGGTCCGACGAGCAGGAGCGGGAGAGCGCAGCATGAGCGAGTTCACCGCAGGCCAAGAGTTCAAGAACGCCTATCCGTTCGTTCGGGGAACCTACAGCACGTTCGACGAGGAAGGCGAGCACGAGGTGCAGACGTGGAACCCCGGTGTTCGCTACGAAGCTGCTGGGTATTGGGGCGACGAGACAGAAGTTATCGCCGATGGCAATGGATTCCAGATCCTCACCGTCGTCGATGTTCACAAGCCGGGGAAATACCCGACGCGCGTCTTCTACACGGTGTCGTGGGTGAGGCCTGACGGGCGCCCATTCGGGAAGAAAAAGCTTCACATCGCCACCGTTGACAAATTCCGTCGCCTCTCTCGCGGGTTCCATCTCGCATACGCGATCGAAATAGACGAGGTGGCGGCATGAGCGAGAAACTGACGCGCATCCGCCTCCCAGGTCAAAATGATTACCGTGGCTTCATGGATTGGGGCGAAGTCGAGCCGGCAAAAATCATCCATTCCGTTCGCGATCGCGCCGCACAATTGCGCCGTGAGGCCGAGGCTATAGAAGCCGCGACCGACGACGAGTTCCAGATTGATGTCATCCGTGGACCTTACGTCCAGCATCATGTTCGCGAACTCCAGAAATCGTCGCGCACCCCCTCCCATCACCCAAACCTCAATAGGGAGAGAACATGAACACCGTTGAAATCCTCAAGGCTGCGAGAGAGCTGATCAGCGATGAGAAGCGGTGGACGCAGACCGTTTATGCAAGGGACGAGAACGGTAATTCCGTTAACGCCACAGACCCGATGGCTGTGTGCTTTTGCTCGCGTGGGGCTATTGACAAAATCACAGCTGGTAACCGCGCGTGGGGCGGAGCATACGATGTCCTCCTTGACCTCCTCGTATCCGAGGACGACAACTGCCTCGGCGTAGCCGACTTCAACGACAAGCACACTCACGCCGAAGTCCTCTCTCTTTTCGACCGCGCCATAGCCCGCGCTGAGAGCGAGGCAGCATGACCACCCACGACCAGCAAGAAGACCTGTACGAGGCGAAGAAGGAATACGGACTGACCCGCATTGTTGGATGGACATACGAAGATGAGCTTCCGGAGAACTATCCGTATGACGCCATGTTCAAATTTTCCGTGGTTGACGCTGTCAGGATGTTTCCGGTCTTCGCTCCAGAGGAGCCTGCCACCATGAGCACCGAAGCCCTCGCTGATCATATCAAATCCCTCCAGGCAGAACTCAAATCACGGCAAGAGGTGAAATCATGGTGACTTTCTTCGGCCCCCTATTGCTCGCCATCATCATCGGCGCCCTGTTTTTCTTCGCCGTGAAGGCCCTCGTCATCTTCATCCAGCAGTGCGACCGAGAGCCCGAGCTTGACGTTCTCGACTACGACAACAGCTCCCAAGACGGCTTCCTCCGTCACTTCGCAGCCAACAAGAACGAGGCGCAGTGATGCTCTACTTCCTGTTCCAAGCCTCTCTCCTGGCTATCAGCATTCTGAACTACGCCTATTGGGGCGTAGATCCGGCTCTCGGCATGTTCTTCATCGGCTGGTGCTCCGCCTTAACGTCCGGCGCCGTCGTGTGCGCCATTGCGAAGGAGGTGCAGCAATGAGCGAGTGGATCGAACACAAAGGCGGATGCCGACCTGTAGACCCAGACGCGCTCGTTCATGTTCGCTTTCAGAGAACGGATAACGACTCAGTTCAAGAAGAAAGCGTGCGCCCCATGAAAGCTAAGTATTACTGGTGGGATCACAAGTTCTACGAAGGCTCCCCGAGCGGCGGCAACATCGTCTCCTATCGCATCGTCACCCCTTCCGAACCCCATGAGCCTTCCTCCTCCCAAGCACCATAGGCTCATGAGCAGTCTGTCCCGGGGATCACCCCTCGTTGCCCCGGGACAGCACCCTTACCCTCGGCCTTCCGTAGCGCAGTTTCATAACCACCGCGGCAACGGCAGTACCCAAGGCAATGAAGGCAGCCGGCTCCTGCTCATCAGGTTCACCGGCTGCAGCAGATGCCGATACGAGGCGGCGGGTCGGCTCTGCGAATGGATTTTCTAGCTCCCGGCGGCGGGTGCTGAGCGAGACGACGAGGGAGTTTTCTCCCGCAACAGAGATAGTGCCCTCGTCGTCTACTGTTTGAGTGTTCCTGTTGGACATCTCTCGGCTCCTTCGAACGAGTTGAGATAACCACAGGAACGAACGCAACATGTGCAGAGAAACTGAGCATTTGGAGCACGAAATGAGTAGCGCGGTAGCGGCCCAAAGTTACGTCAAACGAATGATCGAGCGCGAAAGCGCCGGCTGGGGCGACATGACTCCTGCAATCGAAAGGCTCGAACGGAAGTACGGCATACCGTTCTGGACCATCAATAACATCCGTACAGGCAGGGCGAAAACCATCGAGGCGGGCATCTTCGCTCGGATCAAGGCGGCGTACATCGACATGTGCGAGCGCCAGATCGCCCGTCTTCAGCACGAACTCGAAATTGAAAGGGAGCTCGACGGGGATGCTCTGGATTCAGATTTGCTGGCTCAGGTTCAAGGCCTGGCTGCGAAAGTTCAAAAAGCGAAACGAAAAGGATAACTGACATGAAAGCTTACATCTTGCTCGACCGTTCTGGTTCGATGGCCGCCCGATGGGTGGAAACCATCGGTTCTCTCAATGCCTATGTTGACGGCCTGAAAACCGAGAAGGCCACCAAGAAGACCGAAGTCACCGTCGCCGCCTTCGATGACCGCGATCCCTTCAAGGTTCTGCGCAAGGGCGCAAAGGCTTCCGACTGGATGGACATCAACAACGACGAAGTGCAGCCGCGCGGCATGACGCCTCTTTACGACGCGATCGGCAAACTGATCGAATCCATCCGCACCGACGCTCCGAAGAAGGCCACGATCGTCATCATCACGGACGGCGCCGAGAACTGCAGCCGCGAGATCAAGAAGGACGCGGCCAAGGCCATGCTCGACGAGATGCGCGCGAAGAGCTTCGATGTCGTCTTCATCGGCGCAGATTTCGATGCATTCGGCCAAGGCGCTGATCTCGGCAGCATGGCCGGCTCGACGCTCAACATGACGACCGGCAACTACACGGCGGCAATGCGCGGCCTGGCAAACCGAACCTCTTCGTATGCATCCACAGGTGTTGTTGGCAGCTTCAGCGACGATGACCGCAAGAAGGCGTCCGGCAAGTCCTAACCCAACCCCTTCACCAACCATCGAGGCGGCGTGAATGACGAACAAGAGCGCACTGGAGCTTTTCAGGGAGGGTCTGGATTACATTCAGATCTCCCAAGCCCTCAAGATCCCCGTTCCCGATGTGGAGCGCAAGATCCACGCCCTGCGCTCAGCCGAGAAGGGTGACACGTCTCAGGAAGAATACCGCGATCGACTGCATGCAGAGCAGGAACACCGGTTCGAGCTGAAGCGCAGGCACGTTGCCAGGATGGCCGGTCGTCGTGAGCCACTCGCTTATGTCGGCAAAGAGTGGGGGAAGCAGTTTTGACTGTCAATCTCACCAGGCAAGAAGCCAAGGCCCTACTGTCGAAGCCGAAGCGGTCGAAGTTCCGCAACGAACCGGTCGTGATCGACGGCATCCGGTTTGACTCCAAGAAAGAGGGGAACCGGTGGCTCGAACTGAAGGCTTTGGAACGCGCCGGCGAGATCAGCCACCTCGTGCGCCAGCCAAAGTTCTATCTTTTCGGCTCCAAAGGCCCTGTCCTGATGAAGTCCGCGCGATACCCGAACGGGCGCCGTGCAACGTGGCGCGGGGACTTCGCATATTTCTGCTCCCGCCGCAACAAGCGGATCTGCGAGGACGTGAAGGGCATGCGCACCGACATGTACCTGCTCAAGAAGGCGAGCGTTCTCGCCTGTTACCCAGGATTGGAGATCGTCGAGATATGAAGATCTGCACGATGTGCGGGCTAGAGAAACCCGTTACCGAATATCATTCGAAGAAGCGTCAGCCTTCTGGACTTAGCCCAGCATGCAAGGCGTGCGTATCTGCCAAAGGCAGAGAATATTACGCGAAAAATGCAGACGCCGTGAAGGGCCGCGCGAAGGCATGGCGTGAAGCAAATCTAGAACTCGATCGCGAGCGAGCCAAACAGAAGTACGAAGCCAATCCACTCGTTGCCAAAGAGCGTGCCATTCGGTGGGCATCAGAAAACCAGGAACGCCGTAAGGAAATCGCCGCCAGTTCCGCAGAGCGTCATCGGGAGGCAAGGAATGAAAGGCAGCGGGTCGCCGGCAGAGAGTTCCGTAGGTTGAACCCTGCCGCAGCCCGCGAGGAAGGCCGAATGCGGGCAGCTTTACGCCGCTCGCGTGAACAGGATGCAGGCGTCAACATCGATCGGTCGGATTGGAAGGCGCTCATAGATCTGTTTGAGGTCGGGACTTGCATTTATTGCGGGACCGAGGGCCACAAACTCACAATGGATCACTGGATGCCAGTGTCATTGGGCGGCAAGACCGAAGTCGGCAACCTAATCCCATGCTGTAAGCCGTGCAATTCTCGCAAGAGCAATATGCATCCGATCGACTGGATGAAGAAAGCTGGGATCCACGATAATCGCGGGTCGGGCTCCATTACAATTCTGGAGTTCCTAGAACTCACCAGAGACGCCGTGATCGACGTCAAGGGCATGGATACCCCGCTCAGCAAGTTCAAGCGCAAGTGCGTCAAGGCTCAATATGGCTTTGAGGTCGAGGTGGTGAAATGACGTGGTTCTTCGACCCTCTCGTTCCTCTTCACTACGAGATGATCGTCATCGACCCGCCGTGGGGCTTTGACCTCTACAGCAAGGAAGGCGCCAAGAAGTCAGCGCTGGCGAAATACGACCTGATGACCGATTCCGATATCCTCGCCATGCCGGTCGGCAAGCTGGCGAGCATGGATTGCCTGCTCTATTGCTGGGCGACGGCTCCGCAACTGCCATTGGCGATCGACTGCGCGAAGGCATGGGGCTTCGAATACAAGTCAGTCATGATGTGGCGCAAGACTACGCCGGCCGGCAAAGTTCGCATGGGGACCGGCTACCGAGTCCGCACGACTGGCGAGGCGGTTGTCGTCGCCACCCTCGGCAATCCTAAGCAGGCGGCGATTCCTCAAACCATCTTCGACGGAGTGGCCCGCGAGCATAGCCGCAAGCCGGATGAATTCTACGACATGTGCAATCGGATCATGCCGCACGCCCGCCGCGCTGACGTATTCGCGCGCCAGAGCCGGGAAGGCTGGCATTCGTTCGGGAATGAATCGACCAAATTTGATGAGGTGGCAGCATGACGACTTTCGCAGAGTTTTACAAACTTTATCCCCGGAAAAAAAAGCCCCTCGATGCTGAGAAAGCATGGGGTCAGATGCTCAAGAAGGGCTTTACGCCAGATGAGATCATGCAGGGGCTTCGTCGAAACCTCCCCGATCTTCAGAGGCGAGAAGCTCAGTTCATCCCGTATCCTGCTTCATGGCTGAGAGCAGGGGAATGGGCGAACGAGCCGGACCCAATCACGCAACGCAACCCTGCCAGAAGGACGACATGGGATGCCGCAAGAGACATTAACGCCCGCCTCGATCATCTCAATGCTTCTTTCGGGCTTCCCCAGCTCGCAAAGCACTGACGTGGACGGCCAGATGCTCGCCTATCTAATTGCCGTCGAGAGCTATTCAATGCAGGCCGTCATGGCCGCGGCGAAGGCGTTCTTGGCCGGCAGGGTGAAGCGAGAGAACAAGACGTTCGCACCATCGGCGCCAGAATTCGCCGACGAGTGCAGGGTGCAGCAGGCACACATAGAGGCCGCGCTTCGTCCACGCATCGAGCCACCGGCCCAGAAGGAAGACGACTCCCCAAGGGTCGATCCTCGCAAGCTTCAACTGCTCAGGAAGGCCCTCAACGGCAGCCTGAGCGCCAAGCGTAAACTGGCGCGCATGTTCCCGGATAACCCGATCATCGTGAGCGCGGCGCAAGACAGCAACAAGGAGGCGGCCGAATGAGCAAGTTCCCACTGACGAGGTTCGCCCTCGCAAGGGTCTTCGCCAATCTCGCGATATGCGCGCTCCCGGCGTCGGAGAGATATTGCCTCGATGTTGGCTTTGGCTTTGCCGATCTCCTCAAAATCAGAGCGAACACTATCAAGATCAAGGGTCAGAATTGGCGTCACGCAGATGCGCCATTCAGTGAGGGCGAGTAAACCATGAACATGCAAACCACCATCCGGCAGTGCCCTCTCGACACGACAGACAAGGAAATCATCAAGATGCTAGCAGAGGGGCGAAGCCGCAAGGACATCGCCTTTCAGCGCCATGTGAGCGAATCCGCGATCTGTCAGCGCATCCAGTCGGCAAGCAAGATGCTCCGCATCCCCCGAAAGGATGCGGCTCTTGTCGCCGTCGCTTTTCGTAACGGGTGGTTATCATGAGCTTCGTCCCAGGAGACCATATCACGCCGCGCGAGAAGGAAATCATCCACTGGATGGCTGAAGGCAAGACGGCCTCAGAGATCGGCATCATTCTCAGCATTTCGGAGCACACGGTTAGCCGACACGTATGGAGTGCCCGTCTCAAGCTCAATGCAGTGAACAGCATACAGCTCGCGGCCAAGGCGGTCCGCGAAGGCATCATTCAGTAAGAAGCGAGGAACAGCATGAAGGCGGCAAACGATTGGTATGCAATTCGCACGGTTCCAGGAGCGCAAAAGCCAAAGCGCGAATACACCGTGGAGAAGACGGATAGCAAGCGAGGGAAGGGGTATCGCATTATCCCGAGTCTGGACCCGAACATGTCGGCGATAGAGCGCGCGCTCAAGGATAACAAGTTCTCGTTCTATATGCCGGCGGAGAAGAGGCTCGTCCGTGATCGTCGTCACACCGACCTGTGGAAGGTCCGCCGGTTCGCGCTCATCGTCGGCTATGTCTTCATCCACCGGCCGCACGACATTGACCTGCTGAAGCAGACCGCCGGCGTTCAGGACATCGTCAAGACATCTGATGGCGAGCCCATGCCGATCGACCTTCTCGACATTCTGGCGTTGCGGGCAGCTGAGGCAGAGGCAGAGGTGGAATTTGACCGCCAATCCCGCAACGCCCGCCAGAAGGTGCGACGGAGGGCAAAGCAGGACCCCCGGCTTCAGAAGCTAGTCGCCAAGCTGGACATCACCGGTAACTTCACGGTGCCTCATGACTTCGATTTCGAAGCTGCGTAATGGGGGCAGTATGCGCGAAGACAAGGAAGGCCCGACCTATCTAGATTTTATCACGCCCGATGAGGTGTTTGACCGCGGCCCGGATGCAGTTAAAGCATGGCAGGAAAAATACATGAACAGAATTGTGGGTAATTTTGTGCGCCCATCAAACCCCTTGAAAGTCAAGGCGATTATGGTATCTTCTGCAAAGTGATTTGGTGCGGCGGGGATGCGTCCCGGCACTCGGCGGGGCTCTTCACATTCCGCACCAATGGCGAAATGCGCTTTAAGTTTTCGGGTTGCCGTCGATCTCTGGGCCTCAGTCTGGATGACGGCTTTTACTCTCTGAGGTGACGCGGTCAAATGGCCGGAATCTAAGGGCGGTGCACTGAAAAGCCTTTAGCTGGTTCACGCTCCAGTCAAGCCGCCAGGACAGGAATTGTGGAGGTCGCTATAGGCCGGCGGCCTTCCGAAGCGCTTCGTTCATTCTCGTCTGCCAGCCTTCGCCGGTAGATCGAAAATACTCAATCACCTGAGGATCAAGGCGAAGCGTCAGTAATTGTTTTGCATTCGGGTCAGGTTTCCGGCCCCGCTTCCCGAGCAAAGCTTCAGCGCCAGACTTCCTTATGTGGTCGGAAATCCTCTGCTGCTGGCGGAGCAGGTCGTCCTCTGGATTTGCAACCCGCTTGATTTGGTGGAACAGGGCCATTTGATCGCCTTTCTAATTTGTGTAACTACGGCAATATAAACCCGTAACTACAGGAATTCAAGCGATGCTCGGGACGGTTCTGCTCATCCTCCTGATTTTTGCCTTCGCCGCCGCCTTCCACTTCTCCGCAGGCCCTCGCATATCAGGCGGCATTGGGGTGCTGCTCGTCGTCGTGCTGATACTCGCAGTGCTCAGGAAAATTTGACCACCGAACTTTACAGCCTCTCAGACAGGCGGCAAGCCCATGGTAATAAACGCGAAGGCCCAGAAGGGCGAATACACAACGGCATATTTCAATTCATGCCCTCTGTGCGAGAGCCGCGGAAGTCGAAAGCTCCTGACGGTTAAGTTGGGGGGCCGCTTCCCAACAGAATGTAATGAATGTGGTGCCAAGTTTGGTGCGTACCTCATGCCGTCATTGCCGCTTGAAACAAATTCAAGGTTTCAAGGATGAGCAATGGGCACGGCGGAAAGCGTGAAGGCGCAGGGCGTAAAGCTGGCGCTGCAACACGCATGAACGAAGAGGCGAGAGCAAAGGCCGCAGAGGGCGGACTGATGCCGCTCGACTATATGCTGTCTGTGCTTCGAGACGAAGAGCAACCGGCTGCAGCGCGCATGGACGCAGCCAAGGCCGCCGCTCCGTATGTCCACGCGAAGCTGGCCAGTGTCGAGCACAGCGGCAAGGACGGCGGTCCGATGGTTCTGGAGATTGTCCGCTTTGCGGATTCGTCTACCTAATGGCTGGCAGCCTCGACAATACCAGCGCCCGCTATGGGATTATCTGGAGCGAGGTGGCGACAGGGCAATCGAGATAGCGCACCGACGCTGGGGCAAGGACGATCTCGTTCTTCACAGGACGGCGATCGCGGCTCATGAGCGCGTTGCCAGTTATTGGCATTGTCTGCCGGAATACGAACAAGCCCGAAAGGCGATTTGGGCAGCGGTCAATCCCCACACTGGCAAGCGCCGTATCGATGAGGCGTTCCCAGAGGAATTGAGGGCAAGCAAGGATGAGCAGCAGATGTTCATCCGCTTCAAGAACGGTTCCACATGGCAGGTTATCGGCTCCGATCGCTATAACAGCCTCGTCGGCGCCGGCATCGCTGGTGTGACCTTCTCGGAATGGGCGCTCTGCAATCCTTCATCATGGGGCTACATCCGACCGATGATCGAGGAAAACGGCGGGTGGGCGACCTTCATCACCACGCCGCGCGGTCGCAACCATGCGAAAGCCATGTATGACATGGCCAAGGGCAATCCGAGGTGGTTTGCCGAACTCTCCAGCATCGCCACGACGGGCGCGCTGACACAAGAGCAACTGGATGAAAGCCTTGCTGAATATTGTGCCCTATATGGCGAAGACATCGGTACGGCTCAATTCGAGCAGGAATATCTCTGCTCATTCAATGCCGCTATTCTCGGCGCTTTCTATGCGAGAGAAATGGCGGCCGTTCGAAGCCAAGGGCGTATCAAGGACATTCTGCCCGTTCCCGGCGTGCCGGTACATACGGCATGGGATATCGGAGTAAGGGACGACACCTCAATCTGGTGGTTCCAGGTCTACAACGGGAAAGTCTGGATCCTTGATTGCTACACGGCATCCGGTGTTGGCGTCGACCATTACGCCGAGGTCTGCCATTCAAAGCCATATGTGCGCGGGATCGACTTCGTTCCTCACGACGCGAAGGTCAAGGAATGGGGAACAGGCAAGACCCGCATCGAGACGATGAAACAATACGGGCTCAAGCCGCAATTGGTGCCGATGGCGACGAAGATGGACGGCATCAACGCCGCTCGCAAGACGCTGCCCATCTGTGTGTTCCATACCCGCTGTGAAGACGTAGGGATTTCCGCTCTTGAGCAATACCGCCGCGAGTGGGACGACGACAAGAAGACATTCAAGCCGACCGAGGTTCACGACTGGACGAGCCATTTGGCAGACGCCTTCCGCTATCTCGCCATGGCCTGGCGGAATGTCCCCGTGAAGGAACCGGAAAAGAAGCCGCCACAGCCGCAAGGCTCTGTCGTCCTCGCAGGACCGCCGCCGCCGCGCAGCACAACGAGAATCAGGGTTTAACGCATGGACGCAGCAAACGACCTTGCAACGGACAACCAGCCGGTTGATCCGTATGCAGACATGCGCAATGCCCGACCTTGGCTCGACGAGATCCAGGACGCCGAGAAGTGCTTCCAGGAATACCAGGACAAGTGCGACAACATCGATAAGGCATATGCCGACCTGAAGTCTCTTTCCGGCGCCAACGCCGAGCGGCAGATGCAGATCTTCTGGGCCAACCTGGAAGTGCTCAAGCCGTCGATCTATGCGCGTGCTCCTGTTCCTGTCGTCGGCTCCCGCTTCAAGGACCGCAAGGCGCTCAATCGTCACGCCAGCGAGATCCTAGAGCGCTCGCTGCTTACGTCCTTCGATACGCAGGACATCGACGAGACGATGAAGGCGATCCGCGACGACTTGGCGACAAACGCCCGCGGCGTCATGTGGCTCCGCTTCGAAGAAGGTGAGAATGGCGAGCGTCAAGCGTCAGCCTACGATCACGTTGATCGTAAGGATTTCGTACACGACCCAGCCCGCAAATGGAAAGAAGTCGGTTGGGTTGCCCGCCGCTCATGGCTGACCATGGAGCGAATGCGTATGCGCTTCGAGCAGACCAGCGGCGATGCCTACATGAAGGCGTCCTATTCCGAGCGCAAGGGCAAGGACGAGAACTACGCAGGCGAGAAGAAGGCTTGCGTCTGGGAGTTGTGGCACAAGGAAAAGAACGTCGTCGTCTGGGCCACACCTGGTGTTGATGTGGTTCTCGATATCCGCGAGCCATATCTGCAGCTTGATAGGTTCTTCCCATGCCCGCGACCGGCATATGGCACGGTCGAGCGCGGCACGCTGAAGCCCGTTCCTGATTTCGTCTACTACAAGGACCAGATCGAGGAAATCAACGAGCTCACGGCCCGTATCTCGGCATTGTCAGAGTCGCTGCGCATGAAGGGCTTCTATTCTGCCGGCGGCGAAGATGTAGCCGACGCGATCGAGACGGCGATCAAGCAGAACGACAACCAGGCAATTCTTATCCCGGTCCCGAACGTCGCAGCCTTCGGTGGTGGCGGGTCGTTCAAGGACTCCATCATCTGGATGCCGGTCGATCAGGTGGCCGCGGTCATTGCCCAGCTTATCCAGCTTCGCAAGCAGTTGATCGATGATGTGTATCAGATCACCGGCCTCTCGGACATTATGCGTGGCGCTACCGATCCGAACGAAACGCTTGGCGCTCAGGAGCTCAAGAGCCAGTACGGCAATGTCCGAATTCGCGACCGCCAGGAGGAGATGATCCGCATTGCACGGGATGCAGCGCGCATTTCAGGCGAGATCATGGCCGAAAACTTCTCGATGCAGACGCTGATGGAGATGTCGCAGTACGAGGATATCCCGACGCAGGCCGCCGTTCAGCAGCAGATCATGGGGATTCGCCAGCAGATCGCGCAGGCCGCGTCCAATCCTCAGATGGTGGCGCAGGCCCAGCAGAACCCAGATATGGCCCAGAAGATGCTGCAGCAAAGCCAGCAGAAGACGCAGGAGTTGCAGCAGTCCATCACGTGGGAACAGGTCATGGCCTTCCTTCGTGATCAGCGCATGCGCCCGTTCGCGCTCGATATCGAGACGGATTCCACCATCCAGCCAGACGAGAATGCCGCCAAGCAGCGCGTTACGGAGTTCCTGACCGCAATGGCGCCGCTCATCCAGCAGTTGGGCGCCATGGTCGCGGCAGACCCGGCATCTGCCAACTTCGCAGGCGAGGTTCTGAAGTTCGCCGCATCCCCGTTCAGGGCAGGGCGCGCGCTCGAAGCGGCGATTGACGAGCTCGTCGACCAGATGAAGCAGAAGGCATCGCAGCCGAAGTCAGACCCGGCGGCAGAGCAGATGCAGGCCGAGACGCAGATGAAGATGCAGGAGTTGCAGCTCAAGAATAATGAGATGCAGCTTAAGGCGCAGGAAAGCCAGGCATCCATGCAGATCGAGCTCCAGCAGGCGCGCGCCGAACTGGAGAAGACGAATGCCGAGATCAAGAAGGTTTACGCCGAGATAGAGCGTATCAACAAGCAGGCCGAGGCAGCCGTTGTGACGGCGCAGGCGAAGGCAAGCCAGCCGGAAAGGGCGATGCAATGAACATTCTTCCTCCCCTCGCGCAAATGGTGCCATTCAAGCGACTGATCCCGATTACGGCTAGTGCGAATGCCTTTGCAGCAACACGCGGCATATTCATTGAGACAGCGGGCAGCTTCACAATCCTCATGGAAGAGGACGACACGCCGCGCACGATGACTCTGGCTGTCGGCGAGCACCCGTTCTGCATCACCAAATGCACGGCCGGAACTGGCCTTTGGGCCGGGTACTGAGGAGATCCCAATGACAAAGAAGACCGTCAAGGCAGCAAAGAAGACCGTCAAGGCAGCAAAGAAGCCGTACAACGCCGCTGGCTATAACAGGGCTGGCATTGAATCGATCGTGAAGGACGAGGAATACAAGCGTCTCGGCACCGCAGGATATCCGTGGGGCGACAAGCTCAAGGCCAAGATGGTCGAAGACTGCAATGGCCTGAAGACCGGCGCCGATATCGTCGCCAAGATTGCGGAGATGGCCCCGTGAATACAGCTCTCAATGGCTGGGGCAGAGCGAGAGGCCAGTATCGTGGCAGCAGGCACATGCCTGCGGATGCCAATAGCAGTGCATGGGTAATAACTGAATTCCTATGCGACGAGCGTGACCTGTGGAAACAGAACGAAGTCGCAGCCCTGTATCGAGAGGTAGAGGAATTTATCGCCTCCATCGATCGTAGGGAGCGCCAGCAATGAAGGTGACTGGCGGCCTCCGCTTCAAGTTCTGCCCCGACTGCGGCGAGATGCATGATGTGCATGACTGGCCAGGCAACCACCGCCGGCCGTTCGAAGCGCTTTCGGCGCCCAGCGTCATGACCGATGAGATGGCGCCGACCCAGAGCATGGTGGACGGCCAATACTACACCAGCAAGCGGAAGATCCGCGACACCTATCTGCCCTCCGGGAACAAAGAGGGCAAACGCTATGCTGAAGTCGGCAACGATTCCAGCGTGCTTGATCCAAAGCCCTTCAAGAAGCCAAAACCAGACCGTCAGGCTATCAAGGCAGCAGTTGGTAAGGCGTTCAGCCGAGCCGGCCTCGGCGCATAACACGAGCTCTCAGAAAGCAAAACCATGACCGATGAAGCAACAATGACCGTTGCGGCAGACGCCGCGCCGATGCCCGCAGACACCCAGACGCAGGTTGAGACCTCCCAGCCGTCCGGCAGCGAAAGCCGCACTGATCCGACGCCGCGCTCGGCGATCGACAAGGCATTTGCAGCCATTGAGGCCCGCGACCGGGGCGACAAGCCGACCGCAGACGCCGAGGTTGACCAAGCAGGCACGCGCGAGCGCAACCCGGATGGCACGTTCAAGGCGAAGGTGGATGACGCAACGGCCAAGCCGGTCGTCGACACCAAGCAGCCGGTCAAGACTGACACCCCCGCAGACCCGACGAAGACCACCACCAATTTCAACGATGCGCCGTCCCGGTTCTCCGCAGACGCGAAAGCGCAATGGGCAACGGCACCTGAAGCCGTCCGCGCTGAAGCCACCAGGGCAATCAAGGAGCTCGAAGGCGGCATCGAGCAATACCGCCAGTCCTTTGAACCCTATCGCGAATTCGACAAGAATTTGAAGGCGAATGGGCAGACGTTCAAGGAGGTCTTCGACCATTACACCGGCATCGAGGCGATGCTTGCCAAAGATCCGCTCGGCGGCCTTGAACGCATCTGCCAGAACATGGGACTCTCGCTGCGCCAAGTAGCCTCCCATGTCATGGGCCAGCCCGCCGACCAACAGGCCACGCAGCAGGAAGGCGTTATTCGCGAGCTGCGCACGCAGATTTCCAATCTCGAAAAGCAGATCGGCGGCGTATCCACGACCATCCAGTCGGAACGCGAACAGAAGACGCTCGACCAGATCGCAGCATTTGCGGCTGATCCCGCGCATGCTCGCTTTGACGAGCTCGCCAACGATATCGCCTTTTTCATCCAGAACGGAAGGGCGAAGAATTTGCAGGAAGCTTACAGTTTGGCGGAACGGCTCAACCCCGCGCCGCAGGCTGAGATTCCCGCACCCGCCGCTTCGGCGGCACAAACTGCTGACCCGGCTCAAACCCGGAAGGGTCAGCTTTCTACGACAGGTGCTCCAAGTTCAGGCTCAAACCCTGCCAACCGCAAGCCGCCTGCATCAGCCCGTGATGCCATCGATCGCGCATTTGCGAATGTCGGCATCTGATTTAACGAACCTCACAGGAGCAAAGAGCAATGGCTCTCACTTCCAACGAACGCTTGCAGGAAGCGTTTTCGCTGGCGCTTGAGGATCGATCCCAGGGTTACGCAGACCTTGTGTCGAACTCCAACGCCATCCTGTACCTGATGCGCAAGCGTGGTCAGTTCAAGACCTTCTCTGGTCCGACCATCCGCGAGCGCCTGCTGTACAACGAGTCTGGTACCTACACCCGTTATTCGGGCTATCAGTACCTCAACCCGTCCCCGGCTGAGCTCTTCAACGATGCGGAATTCACGGCGAAGCTCGCCGCAGTTTCCGTCACGCTGTCGGGCGAAGATATCCTGAAGAACTCGGGCACCAACCAGCTCAAGGATATCATGGAAGAGCATATCTCGGCGGCCGAGGTCGAACTGACCGACCGCTTCGTCGAAGACGTGCATTCCGATGGTACTGCATCGAACCAGATCGGCGGCATGCAGCTCATGATCCCGACCACTGTCAACTCGGGCACCTATGGCGGCATCGACCGCAGCGCGAATGCGATCTGGCGCACATCGTCCTATGACGCCAACTCGGCATTCACTGGCATCACCCAGGTCACATCGACCACGGTCAAGACGATCTTCGATAACATCATGATCGCCCGCAGCCGCGGCACGAAGGGGCCGAACGTGATCCTGTCCTCGGCGGAACATTACATCGCGTATACCGCCGCCACGGTCAACATCCAGCGCATCAACGACGAAAACGAGCTCGGCAAGCTCGGCTTCACCAACCTCAAGTACTACGGCGCCGGCAAGTCCATCGACGTTGTTCTTGAAGGCGGTATCGGCTCGGCAATGCCGTCCAATGTGTCGTACTTCATCGACACGGCGGCGATGCGCTTCCGCTATCACCCGGATCGTAACTTCGTGAAGTTCGGCGGCAAGCAAACGCCGATCAACCAGGATGCGATTGTTCAGCACATCGGTTTCTACGGGAACCTGACGATGAACAACCCGCTCCACATGGCGAAGCTCTACGACTCCAACACGGCAGCCTAAGGAGCAACGATCATGGCTTTCACCATCGCAGAGAATACCCTGATTGGGCAGGCGTTCGCCGATACCTCTACCACTCAGAAGCATGCGAACGGTCTTATCGTCCAGGCGAAAGACCCGACCTATGGCGTGGGCGAGTTCATCTACCTCAAGGGCGCCGCCAACACGGCGATCGGCTCTTGGGTCACCTACAACGCAGACGACTACTCCACGACGCTCTTGGCGGCCAACGCCATCGGCCCCGTGGCGGTTTCCATGTCCGCCAACGTTGCCAGCCAGTGGGGTTGGTATCAGATCAGCGGCAAGGCAATCGGTCTCTGCCTCGCAGGCTTCGTCGATGACGCCAACGTCTACGCCACGGCCACGGCCGGCTCGGTTGATGACGCGGTCGTTGCCGGCGACCGCGTGAAGAATGCCAAGGGTGCGTCGGCCATCGGCACGCCTTCCGGCAGCTTCGCAGAGTTCGAGATCCATCGTCCTTGGATGGACGACGGCCTCGCAGCCTAATGAAACAGAGGGGCGGCCCAAAGCCGCCCCTTTCATTCTCCCACAGCCTCTCAGACAGGAAAACCAAATGCCCGATCATGATTTCAGCCACTTGCACGTGGAATTCTTTTCCGAAGCCATTCACAACGTCAGGAAAAGCGCCGAAGAAAACCGCCCGGTCTATGAAGACGTGGAAATGGTCCGCATCCGCGCTGCCGGCGACAAGCTGACGGCCTACGTGGCGCGCGCCAATGACCCGTCAAGCGTTCGCGAGGCGGAAACTGGCCGTGCGATCCCCTACAAGGAACTGCATGCCGGCCCCTACGAAGCCTTCCAGCGCGGCCAGACCTATGCCGGCGCCGGAACTCCGCTTTCCGAAGTCCCGTTCCTCACCAAGGCCAAGGTTCGCGAGCTCCAGCTTGCCAACGTCCACACGGCGGAAGCCTTTGCCGCTCTCGACGGCACCAATCTGCAGAAGCTTGGCATGGGCGCCCGCGAGTTGCGCGACCAGGTGCGCGCTTGGGTCGAGAAGATCAGCAAGAATTCCGACGTGGCGAAGCTTGCCGGCGAAAACGAAGCCCTCAAGGCGAAGATGGACGAGATGCAGGCACAGATCGCCATGCTGATGAGCGGCGGCAACCAGTCGCCCGGTGCATCGCAGCCTCCGAAGTCGGACGACCCCGACGTAAACGCTTCGCCGTTCTTCGACTGGGACGACGAGACGATCCGTCTCTGGATCGTCGAACAGGGCGGAGATGCGCCGCACCACAGAAGCGGCCACGAAACGCTCGTCCGCAAGGCGGATGAACTGAACGCAGCTCTCTCCAAGGGGAAGGCCGCCTAAATGTCGCTACTCACAGTTTGCCAGGGCGTCTGCAAGGTTGTTGGGCTCGATGAGCCTGACGCGATTGCCTCGTCGACAGATCGCGAATATGTCGAGATGTTCGCCCTCGCAAACGAGATGGCAACCCGGATTGCGCGCGGCTACAACTGGCAACTGCTGGCGCGCATTCACACGTTAACCGGTGATGGGTCTACTGAAGATTTCGATCACCCCGACGATTACGACCGGATGCTGGTCAAATCGCAGGTATGGTCCTCGTCTCTAGAGACGGCGCTTTCGCCGATCGGCAGCCTCGACCGCTGGCTTGAGCTCGATATTCAGGCCTTCGACTTCGTGGTCAATGCCTGGATCATCTATGGCGGGCAGATGCACATCAAGCCCGCCATAGCATCGGCCGTTACGGCGAAATTCTTCTACCAATCGAACCTGATCGTTGCGCCGTCCGCCGGCAGCAACAAGGTAGAATTTACCGCTGACACCGATAATTTCCGGCTTGACGAGCAATTGCTGAAATTAGGCATGATCTGGCAGTTCAAGGCCAATAAGGGTCTTTCCTATGCCGAGGACATGGTGAACTACGAAAACCTTCTGGCGCGTCTCTGCGCTCGAGACCGCGGCTCGCGCATGCTTCGTATCGGCCCTGGTCGCCTGCCGCGCGATGTCAAAGTCGCCTATCCGCAGAGCATCGATCCATGAGGGTGGCCGTTCCTGCCCAATCGAGGGCGAAATCCGACAATTACACCATGTCGCCGCCGATCCGTGGATGGGTGGCGACTGAGCTCATCAACGCTAAGCCCGGCGGGGCGCTCGTTCTCGAGAACTGGGTTCCGACGCAGACCGGCATCAGGACACGCGGCGGCTCCCTGAAGTACGCCACGATCAGCACCGACCCAGTTCGGCGCCTATGGTCGTTCAAGAGCGGTCAGGTTGAGGAATTTTTCGCTTCCGATGATGAAAATATCTTCAATATCACGACCATTGCGGACGCATCGGTCATCCCCACGCCTGATGTGACCGGGCAGACGAGTGGCTACTACTCCACAGCGCAGATTGGCACGGCCGGAGGCAACTTTCTCTACGCCGTCAACGGGACGGACAGCGCGCGTCTTTACGACGGGTCTACGTGGACTGCAGTGACCGGCGTGTCCACTCCGGCCATAACAGGGGTCACGACCGCAGATCTTTCTTTCGTGTGGCTCTATGCCAGCCGTCTGTATTTCGTCGAGAAAAACACCATGTCGGCATGGTACCTTCCCACTGATAGCGTCGGTGGCGCGGCAACGGAATTTTCGTTGGCGGGCGTCTTCCAAGAAGGCGGGGCGCTTCTGTTTGGCGGCAAATGGTCGCTGGATTCTGGGGATGGCCTTGACGACAAAATCGTCTTCGTATCGACTGAAGGCGAGGTTGCCGTCTATCAGGGCCTTTATCCTGGCGATGCCAGTTGGGAGAAGGTCGGGGTCTACAAAATCACCCCTCCGATGGGTGCGAATGCCACCATGTCGGCTGGCGGTGACCTTCTGATCGGCGTTGAAGACGGCATCGTTCCTATTTCAGAAGCCGTAAACAAGGACGCCGCCGCCCTTTCTCTTGCCGCCGTCACGCGCAATATCGAGCCGGAATGGAAGGCAGAGGTAGACCGCCGCCGCACCCTGCCTTGGGAAATCGTCAAATGGCCCACGAACGGGCTTATGGTCGTCTCTCTGCCGACCGATGACGATGCGATTTCGCCCTTATGCTATGTCTCGAATATTCAAACCGGGGCTTGGTGCTACTTTACCGGATGGGATGCGCGCTGCATCGGCCTTTACGCTGACAACGGCTATTTCGGTACGAGTGACGGCAAGGTCATGCGCATGGAAGATGGGGGCTCTGATGACGGAAACCCATATACCTGCGTCTATGTCGGCCTTCCTGACCACATGAAGAGCATTGGGCAGCGGAAGGTTGTCCATTCCGCCCGCGCGACATTCCAATCTAACGTTCCATTTAGGCCGAAGATCTCCGTTTCGTCGAACTATCGCGTTCAACTGCCTTCGGCGCCATCATCCGTCGATGATCTCACATCCGACCTATGGGATGTTGGGTTGTGGGATATTGCGAAATGGGATGCCGGCATAGCAACGGATGTAACGACGAAATGGGTGTCTGTTGGGAAATCCGGCTTCTCGATCATGCCTCAGGTCCAGATTACGTGCGGGATATCGATTCGGCCTGTGACCGAGCTCATTGCCTTTGATCTGGTCTTCGAGCGTGGCGGGTTTCAGGTTTGAACCGCGTCACCTGGGGGATCGCCAAGGATGGCCACGAGACGGATCTTCTTTCTCGTTGGGTTGCGGACAAGATATGGCCTGGCAAGGGGCGCGACTTCGGCAATTGCCGAGGGATGGCTGTGATAGACGGCGAAACTCTGATCGGCGGCCTGATCTGGCATAATTTCGATGAAGATGCAGGCGTTGTCGAACTGTCTGCCGCATCGATATCGAAACGATGGCTCACCCGCGAAACGCTTGATGTCATGTTCGGCGTGCCATTCAGGGAATGGGGCTGTCAGGCGGTCGTTTTCAGGGTCTCGCCCGACGATAGGCCAATGCACCGTATGCTGACAGCTTATGGCGGGGAATTGTTCGTTCTTCCGCGGCTGCGAGGCCGGGACATAGATGAGCATGTCTTCATCGTGACGGACGATGCATGGACTTCAAACAAGTTTAACGTGAAGGCCGGGATGCCGGCGGGGAAGGTGTGACATCGGCAAGCCGAAACAACCAAAAGCGCCAGACCCTAAGGAAACATCCGCTGCATCGACCTCGACCAATGTTGGCACTGCTATTGCCAATGCGTGGCTTGGTAACGTCAACGAAAACACGCCTGATGGGTCAACCAGCGTCAACCAGACGGGAAGCAAGTCGTGGTTCGACCCCTACACCGGCAAGACATATGAAGTCCCAACCTTCACGCGCACCACGACACTCTCCCCGGCGCAGCAGGCCATCAAGGATCAGCAGGACCAAGCCTCTCTAGGCCTCGCCACGCTTGGCAACAACCAGACGCAGTTCCTGCAGGACTATCTTTCGAAGCCCTTCGACGGTTCGAACGAGGCGACGGAATCGCGTCTGTTGGAGCTCGGACGCAAGCGCCTTGATCCTCTCCTTGCAGACCAAGACGAGCGCCTACAGGCCACGCTCGCGAACAAGGGCATCAAGGAAGGCTCCGATGCCTATTACAAGGCGATCAACCAGCAAGACCAGTCGCGGAACGATGCGTATAATCAGCTAATCCTCGGCGGCCATCAGCAGGCATTCTCCGAAGCCCAGGCAGAGCGAAACCAGCCAATCAATGAAATCACGGCGCTCCTGTCTGGGGGCCAGGTGACGCAGCCCAACTTCATGGGTGCGAATATGCCGACGATCCCGACGACGGATGTTGGCGGGCTGATCAACGAGAACTTCAATCAGAAAATGAACATCTACAACTCGAAGATGGCACAGTCGCAGAACATTCTCGGCGGTCTCTTCGGCCTTGGCGCGGCCGGCATTTATGCGTCCGACAAGCGCGTCAAGAAGGATATCGAGCCGGTTGGCGAGCTCAAGGGCCATAAGATCTACGAGTACCGCTACAAGGACGAGGCGCCAGACGCTCCGAAGAGCATCGGCGTCATGGCCCAGGAAGCCGAGAAGAAAATGCCTGACGCTGTTGTTGAAATTGGCGGCGTAAAGCACGTGAATTATGGAAAATTGTTTGGCCTTGGGGATCAAAAGGCCGCATAATAAACGGGCCGATTTGGTGCTGGAAACACCGCGTCGGCCCTAACCAGCCCAACCTTACAGGAGGTCACGATGGCTAAAGCTTTCAAAGCATGTTCCGTTGATGCGTGCAAGGGAAACGCTCATTACTCAGCAAAGGGAGCTCGCTCTCTCTGCTGCGCCCATCACAAACGGCTCATCAAATACGGTGATCCGCTGTCTGGGCACGCTAGGAATGGCGAGCCGAAGGCATGGCTTGAGACTGCACTTAAACTTGACATATCAGCATGTATTGAGTGGCCGTTTGGTCGTGGTGGCGCTGGATACGGTATGATTAAATCCGGCGGGAAAATGGTTACTGTCCACACCATAGCCTGCACCTCCAAACATGGAGAACGACCATCCTCTAAGTTTGAGGCTGCGCACTCATGCGGCAACAGAGCTTGCTGCAACCCAAACCATCTGCGGTGGGCGACATCAAAAGAAAACAATGCCGACAAAATCATGCACGGTACGCTGCTTCGCGGCGAGAATGTGCATACATCAAAGCTCAATGAACGTGACGTTCGAGAAATAAAACGAGTTTTAGCCCTAGGGATTCCAAAGACTAAAATAGCGGGAGATTACGGCGTATCGGCTGCAACTATTATTGCGATAGCCGATGGCCGGAATTGGCGGCACGTGAGGGGTTAGGAAAAGAATGGCTGTTTCTCAATTCATCTTTGGCGGCGAGACCGGCGAAACTCCCGAAAGCCTGAAGCGCAAGCGCGACATTGCCGCGGCGATGCTTGGCCGCTCCTCGACGCCGAAGAACGTGGGCGAGGGGCTGAATGCCATCGGCAACGCCATCGTCTACCGCGCCATGATGAACGGCGTTGAAAAGGGCGAGGCAGCCGGCAGGAAGTCGGCAGATGATGCATTCGCACCGATCGCCAACCTCCTCGGAGGGGGCTCGTCCACGCCGTCGCCCATCCCGATGACAGGCGCCGCCAGCGAGGTCACGCCGGGGAACCCGGCCTATCGTGACGCCATCGCCGGTATCGAGAGCGCGGGAAGCGGCGATTATTCCGCTGTTGGCCCGACGCATCCGAAGATGGGGCGCGCGCTCGGTCGCTATCAGGTCATGGAGTCGAATATAGGTCCGTGGTCTCAGGAAGCACTTGGCCGAACAGTCACGCCTGAAGAGTTTCTTGCAGACCCTAAGCTTCAGGATGCCATTTTCGATAAGAAATTTGGCAGCTATGTCTCACAGTTTGGCCCCGAAGGCGCTGCGCAAGCGTGGTTTGCCGGCCCTGGCGGCGTTGGAAAGCTCGATCGAAAAGACTCGCTCGGCACCAGCGTTGCTGACTACACCAAGAAGTTTTCCAATGCTATCGGTTCAAACGGTCAGCAAGTAGCGAGCCTTGATCCTGCAGCCGGAATGCAGCCCCCCGCCATCCCGGCGCCGGCCGCACAAGCGCAGATGCAGGGACCGCAGCCGCCAGCGCCTCCATTGCCGTCTCCTACGACAGTCGCGAGCCCTCCGCCGGTTGGCGCGCAAGCCTCAGCAGCACAGGTGGCGCAGGCTATGAGCTCGCAGCAGCCCGCCATGGACCTCGGGGCTGTGACGAAGGCGCTCAACAATCCGTTCTTGTCACCAGGGCAGCGTGCCGTTGCGCAGTCTATCCTTCAGCAGGAGATGGACCGCCGGAACGCTCAATATGAGATGCAACTCAAACAGAGCGACCCCGCCTATCAGCAAGGCTTGCAGAAGGGCGCGATCGAGCTCGAAAACCTGCGGAATCCGAAAATCTCGCCGGCAGACCAGGCGAACATCGACCTCAACCGCGAAAAGTTCGATTTTGAGCGCAACAAGCCGACCGAAGTTGGTGGGCGCCTTATCGGCAATGACGGGAAAGTCGTCTACGAGCCGCCACGCGATCTGATGAAAATCGGCGCGAAGGAAACGGTGCTCGACCCGAACACGAGGGAAGTCATTTACCAGCCGGCGCCCGGTCAGGCGGTCGATTTCAACGACGTTTCCAGCCTTCGTAAGGAAATCCAGCAGCTCCCCTCCTACAAGAACCTATCCCAGGCGCTGCCGATATACCGCTCAATGGCGGAGACGGCCGGCCGGAACAGCAAGGCATCCGACCTCAATCTTGTCTACGGCCTTGGCAAGATCATGGACCCGACATCGGTAGTTCGCGAGGGCGAGATGGTGATGGTCAAGAACACGGCCTCTCTTCCGGACTGGCTGCAAGGCGCCATCGCCTCGCTGAACGGCGGCGCAGCCCTGACGCCCGAGACCCGACAGGCGATCATGACGGAAGCCTTCGGACGTGTGAATGGCTATGATCAGGCCTTCAAGCAAGACACGACGCAATATTCCGGGATCGTTGAGCGTAATAAATTCAATCCCGCCGATGTTATACCGGATTTCGGGACATATGAGCCTTGGAAATCGGCAGCTATACCCTCTGGCGATATCCCGCCGGCTCCTGATGGAGTCGACGCCGAAGATTGGAAATTCCTCACGCCCGAGCAGAGGCGCCTATGGCAGAAATGACGATCGAGCAGCAGCAGGCGTTGGCACTGGCGCAGGCTCGCAGGAAGCGCGCCGAAGCCGGAGCCAGCCCCCGGCAGTCGACAGGCATGGACATGCTCAAGTCTGCTGGTTCTGGTCTCGTACAGGGCGCAGTTGATCTAATCGGCCTCCCTGGTACGATTTCGAACGCGTTTGACAACAGTTTCAGCGCGATCACTGGAGTTCCGAAGCCGCCGCCGAACCTGTTGAGCGGGGAGGAGATGCGCAAAGGCCTCTCCTATCTTACCGATGGCGCGACCGAGTATAAGCCCGAGACGACGGCGGGAGAATACAGCCAGACAGCGGCTTCATTCATTCCTGGCGCGGTAGCTCTTGGTGGATCAGGTAGCGTTGCCGGGAATGCCGTCAAGCTCGGAGTTGTCCCAGGCGTTGCGAGCGAGGGCGCGGGGCAGCTTGCCGAAAAATACGCTCCTTCTCTGGAGCCGTATGCACGTTTTGCAGGGGCTCTCGCTGGCGGAATGATCCCAGCCGGCCTTCGCTCTATAATCCCCTCAGCCGATGAAGCGGCGCTTGCGGAAATCGCCAAGGCCGCGAAGTCCGACAATTTTTCGCCGGATGCAATGCGTGCGCGCCTTCAGGAACTTGGCGCGGAAGGGATGGTTGCTGATTTAGGGCCGAATTTCCAAGGGCAGACTGGAGCGCTGGCCAATATTCCCGGCCCAAACAACCAGACGATCCGAACGGCGCTCAATGAGCGAAATGCCGGGGCTAACGCGCGTCTTGGTCAGGCGATCGACGATCTTGGCCCGAATGTGACCCCTTCTCGAATCGAGGAAGGAATTGGTGCATCCCAGAGGACAGTTGCCCGCGAATATGGTCCGGTCATGGCGAACGCTCGGGCCGTCAATTCTGAAGTTTTGGCAAATCGCCTTGAGGCGGCTATCGCCAATACGCGAGGGCCTGAGCAGCAGGCTATTCAGCGTGTCCGTGGGTACCTTGATATTCCCGGCACGAATGTCCTTGACCCGAACCCGCAGGCGATATTCGCCACGCGCCAAGCAATAGACGGCATTTTGAAAGGTGAGCAGAACCCGCAGGTCATCCGGCAATTGACGATGGCTCGCCAAGAGGTCGATGACCTCCTTGCCCAAGCGGCCCCCGGCATCAAGGATGTTGACGCTCAATACGCCGAGCTCGCTCGCCAAGGGGAAGCGTTGGGAGAAGGCCAGCGAGCTCTTGACAGCGGGCGTACAGCGCCGAGGCCGGATGAGCTTGCGGACCGATTGACGGAAGGTGCAATTCCGCAGGGTACAGCAGTAGGCCCTTCAGCCGTTCCTTTTCGCATTTCGCAGGGCGCTCGCGCTGAGATCGACCGCATCGTCGGTACCAACAAAAACGATATTGCGGCTATGGACCGCCTCATTAGAGGCGAGGGGGACTGGAACCGCGCGAAGCTGGAATCCATTTTTGGTCCGTCTAAGGCTGAACAGCTTCTGCGCGTCCTCGGCAACGAAAAGTCTTTTGCGGATACCCGGAACTTTGCCATTGGGAACAGCCTGACGGCCAACCGCCTCCAATATCAAAAGGCATACGGCGGCGCGGATTCCCGCATGACGATACCCGAATATTACGGGGCGGGTGGCGTCCTTGGTGCGGCCCGCGGGGCTGCTGTCAAGCTTGGCGAAAAGCTGCTGTCTGGCGTTACCGGCGCCCGCTCTGAAGCCAGGAACTCCAGGCTTGCAGAGATGCTCACTGGTCGCGAGGAAGTCGTTGACGCTTTGATTCAAGCGCAGCTTCGCGGAAACCGTCTAGCTGGCCCCGCGAAGTCAGCTCTTGTCCAAGCACTACTCGATCAAAGAAGGCGCCTAGAAGGCCAGTCAGGTACCACGCAACCATCCCGCCAATGACGGATATGGCCATGCCATCGACGCCCCAATTGTAGTGAATGTTGGCGATTACAAATCCGAAGGCGACGACCGCCTGGAAGACTTTCCACTTCATTAAATACCTCTCATAAGCCGCCGGCTATTTCATAGCACGGCTCGGCCCTCCATGGAATAGGAGCTCTCATGCCCCGTAACGGTTCAGGTGTCGCATCGCAGCCGGCAAACACGCGCGGCGGCCCCTCTGGCACGTCAATCTCCTCGTCTAAATACAACACCGTCACAGACGATATTTATCAGCTCCTCAATGACCCAATGCCCATCACGTCTGGGGGCACGAACGCCAACACCATTGCTGGCGCGCGTACGAACCTTGAGCTCGACAAGAAGGTCGTTTATGTCGAGAAGAGCGCCGATTATACGGCCGTCGCAGCGGACAATAACGCGGTGCATCGCTATACAGCCGCAGCGACTGTGACCATCGATCCGGCTGCGACACTCGCGACGAATTGGCACCACACCATCATTGCCGACGCGAATGTCAGGATCGATCCCGATGGCGCGGAACTGATCAACGGAGCATCGTTCCTGTCCTTGGTGAGCGGCCAGGCGGCCTATGTCATCTGCAGCGGGACGGCATTCCATGCCATTGTCGTCAACCGATATGCCCCCGCGGTTCCAGGCCAAATCTACGGCCTCACGCTCTCCAACAACGTCGCCGACGCCACCAACGATATCGACATTGCGGCTGGATCGGCAGCAAGTGACGGGGCAACGCCGTACCTGATGACGCTCGGGTCCGCTTTGACGAAGCGTCTCGACGCTGGCTGGTCTGTCGGCACGAACCAAGGCGGCCTCGATACCGGTTCCGTCGCCAACGGCACGTATAATGTCTTCGAGATCCAGCGCTCGGATACGGGCGTTGTTGATGCGCTGTTCTCGCTTTCCGCTACAGCACCTACCATGCCGGCGAATTACGACAGGAAACGTATCCTCGGCAGCATTCTCAGGGAGTCCGGCGCCATCGTCGCTTTTACGCAGGTAGGCGATATTTTCAAGCGCAAGCTCCCGGTGCGAGATGTCAACGCGACAAGCGCTGGCATTTCTGCCGTGACGCGAACGCTGAGCATCCCGACCGGGCGTGTGCTGGAAGCACTATTGTCAGTGCAGGTTGCCACGTCCGGCGCGTCTGGCGAAAGCGCCTATATCAGCGAACTCACGTCGCCAGACCAAGCGGTTTCGTCTCCCTACATCACTGTAGGCCTTGGGGCTGGCGGCGCTGGTCAGGAATGGGTGAGCGGACGTTGGTTTACCAACGCCTCCGCTCAGATCAGAAGCCGCCAGAGCGTCGGCGGCGCTACGGAAACCCTGAACATCTTCACTTTGGGGTGGGTTGATACCCGAGGCCGCGAAGGCTGATTTCAGTGGAGCAACAGGAATAGCCCAAGGGCCGCAGCAAGGCCGGTGGCAACTCCTACCGGGAAATTGAATACCTGCTGCGCCATTTCCTTCTTTCGCAGCCATTTCTCAACATCCACCCGACGCCGAGGGCCATACTTGCCGCCGGCAAGATCGGCTTTCACCCGTTGCACGCCCTGCTTTTCCCAAATGCTCGGAACCATCAACCTCTCCGTTAGGTGCTGAATGCCTGTTACAATCAGAAGCCTTTGCATGGAAAATGTCAATGAGGCGATCGAATGCGCAGGCGAAGGTGGAGAAGTTGTCTTCCCAGCCGGGATTCTGGAAGTCGATGGCTTCACGAATTTATTCAACGACCAGATATGGACGTTAGACAGGAATACCCAACTCCTGCGATCAGCTACGACTGCCGGCCCAATCCTGGCCATGACCGCGCCAAAGCTAACCATCCGTGGGGGCGTATTTGACGGCAACCGGGGCGTCAACAATGTTCAGACGGTCGGTATCGCAGGCGAGGCCCAACACTCCCTCGATATCAGAGGAGCAACAATCCGCAATGTTGCTGGATGGGGCATTGCTTTCGATGACGGAAAGCTCGTTGTCGATGAGTGCTCATTCTCGAATGTCGGCTATTCGGCCATCATCTGGCTTTGCACTTCAAGGGCGCCGGATGGTTCAGTTCGGTATGGGCCAAAGATCACCAGATGCGAGATCAACCACGCGATCGGGTACGCCGGAGAGCCGGGGATCTGTCTGAAAGGCGGGCTCAACGGATCAAACAACCAGTTTCAAGGCGCCGAAGTCTCGGGCTGCCGCATTAGAATGCCTGGCACGTCGCACTATAGCAATGTCGGGGTAGAACTGACCTTCGGCCAGAGGTCGCGCGTGATCAACAACGATGTCTTGGCCGCCCGCATCGCCTATTCGTTCGGGCACATGGCGGCATCCGTCATGACCGGGAACACCTCCTCAGCGATCTGCGACTATGCTCATGAGCTTGTCGATAGCGAGACGAACACGGTGAGCGGCAACGCATCCACCGGGATTGCTGGCTCTATCGGCATGGTGAGGATCTCTGGCGCAAGCCGATATAACCGAGGCGGCGGCAACGCTGCCAGCAGTTTCCCCAGCACGGTTTCGGACGTGTCGTCTTACCCGTCGCTGAACACTTTCTGACCAATCCACAATCTGGAGACTACCCGATGACTCGTAAGCTCAACGAGGCAAGCGAACAGCTTATCAAGCAGTGGGAAGCATGCATCCTTTTCGCCTATGACGATTTCGACCCTCCGTCGAACCGACGCCGCATCAAGGCAGGCGACAAGATCAACGGCACCTTGACAATCGGATATGGCCATACCGGCCCAGATGTTCGCCCGGGGATGACGATATCGCAGGCACAGGCGGAAGACTTGTTCGATCGCGACGTTGGCAAGGCCTGCGATATCGTCGAGCGCGCCGTAAAGGTTCCTCTCAACGATAACCAGTTCGGGGCCATGACGGCCTTTGTGCACAATATCGGCCCGACGCAGTTCAACAGTTCGACGCTGCTCAAGAAGCTGAATGCCGGTGACTATGACGCCGTACCGGCCGAATTGATGAAGTGGGTGAAGTCGAAGGGCAAACGCATGCAAGGGCTTGTCAACCGACGCTCGGCCGAAGCTGGCCTATGGGCGAAGGGCTCCTACGTGCAGTCCGCCGGCTCTCCAGTGGATAAGGTGCGCGCTCCTCTCATCAACGGCAAGGTCGCGGCGACAGCAAGCGCCGTCGTTTCATCGGGTGCATTGGCCTACGTGCCGCAGACCGGCCCGCTCGCCTATGTTCTTGCTGGCGTTCTGGCAGTGGCGTGCCTAGTCGGTATCGGCCTTTATGTCTGGGATAGGGTGAAGAACTGATGCTCGCCTTCCTCAAGATCATCCCGGATTTCATCAAACTCCCGATCGCCGCGCTCCTCGGTGCGGCTATCGCCTTCTATCCGGTGCTGTGGCTCGGCCGCTCAGAAGGAAAGCAGATCGCCGCGACGGCCGCTCTCGAAACAGCCGTGAAGCGATTCGCCGAAAAAGGAAAGATCAATGGTCAAGTCTCTTCTCTTGATGCTGCCGCTCTGTGCAATGATTTCGGCCTGCCAGACAACGACAAAGCCGATTGCATGCGCCGGGTTCGAGAAGCTTCATCCGAACCTTGAGACCTCCGTCTTCATCCTGAAGAACGACCGGCCGTTCGCGAACCAAGTCTCATCCCACAACCGTTTCGGCGCCTCGCAGGGCTGCTGGGAGTAATTGCTCATGAGCCTCATGCTTGGATTATCCATCGGCATCAATAACCAGCGTGGCGGGAGTGGTGGCGGCGCATTGCCGGATTTCACGTTCCAGGCTGAAACGCTGACACTGGAAACCGCGAGGGCGGCGCAGGGCATCACCATGACGCGGCGTCAGAAGCTCGCCTTTGATCGACTCATCGTCCGCGTCAAAGGTGCTGGCGTCAGCATGACGGACGCTCTCGCTCTGTATTCGCCGGACACCCCGACAGAGATCAACAGCCGCACCAACAAGTTCCACCCGGGCACGAACGACCTCACGCTGACAGGTGCGGGAACGCCGACCTATACGGCCAATGACCGGTGGAGTGGCTGGTCGTCGACCACGAAATACAATACCGGCATTGGGCTGCAGACATTCACGCAGGGCCAATTCACGATCTTCTACTATTCCCGCACCGCAACCGGGGGCAGCTCTGGCGACTTCGGTGCCCAAACCGCTGGCGGCGATGGGATCGCAGCGAACATCCGCGATGCGTCCAACAGGTTCAACGCGCGTTTGCAGGCCGCAAACTTCGTGTCTGCATTGACGAACGTCACGCCTGGTCAAGGCATGTACAGCATTCGTCCGAACAGCCTTGATACCTTCGGCATTACACGTGATGCCCCAGCGCCTACCTATGTCGCTCCAGCCACCAATCCCACGCTTCATCTGGGAGGCATCAACGGCGGGGCCGTGTCAATCCATGACTGCGGCCTCTTCGCCATCTTCAAGGTGACGCTGACCGATGCACAGTGCCGGGAAGTCAGCGCCGCACTTCTGGACTATTATTACAAGATCCGGTTCGGGATGGTGGATACCTATGCCGCCGGCTATGCCCCAACAACGGCCGATTACGATATCATCGTCTATGGTGCGAGCTGGACGGCGGTCTGCGCCGCATATGCTGCCAAGCAGGAAGGAAAGACGGTCGCTCTCGTCCTCGATGACCTGGCAAAGACCGATTGGGATATCGGCGGCATGCCTGCCTCTGGTCTCGCCTACGTTGATTGCTATGCCTTCACGGCCTTGAAAGGCCTATACCGCGATCTGACATCGTGGGCCAACAGCGTCATCATCAACCGGGCCGATACCAATACCCAAACGGGAAATTCCATCGAAAGCTGGCAATTCGTGCAGGGCGTCCGGCGCATGCTCGACCCGACGCGCACGAATGGCACGCTCATCCTCGGACAGGATATCCCGGTCTATTTCTCGACCGGCATCCAGTCAATCACCTCAGTCGGCACCACAGATACCGCGCTGAAGACCAATGATGGGCGAACCTTCACGGCTCGGCAGTTCATTGCCGCTGACTATGACGGCGAATACATCCATAAATCGAGTGGGATTCCGACGTTTACCGGCAGTGAGGCGGCAGGGTCGGGCTCTGAGGCCAACAACGGCTACAAGGGCTCCAGCGCGCTCAGCAAGCCATACGGCTCGGATATCAGCCCCTACATCACGGAAGGCGTTCAGGCATCGGGCTTGCTGCCGGATATTCAAGGTGAAATGCCGCTTCCCGGCCTGACCGTCGATGGGGTTGATCCATCCATCGAATCCATGAACTACCGCCTCGCCATGACGACGGACCCAGCGCGCAAGGTATCCGTCACGACGATGGACCCGCACAGGAACTACAACGCCTTGCGGTACGAGACGGCGGCGCGTGCGTATGTGCTCAACCCGAGCGTCACGATCGGCAACCCGGCGAACACGCAGACCATCCTGCAGTTTGCGGTTGGAGGCACGACCGATAAGATGGACGTGAACAACGGATCTGGGGGCCTTTCCACGGACCTTCCCGGCAGCGGCTACCGATATGCTACCGCGGCAAACCGCGCCGCTCAGCTTGCCGTCATCGACGATATTCGCGACTATGAGCTTGGGTGGTTCTGGTGGCATGCCAATTCTGGGGACGCTCGAATCCCGGGCACGCTGGTGACGCAGTTCCAGTCGCTCGGTCTGGATGCCGCAACCTTCCTTGATCCCGGCCCCGGCGGCTTGCTCTATTGGCCGAACCGGCCATATCAGCGCGATCCGATCTGGCGCCTGAAAAACACCGGCTACGTCTCGACGGCTCAGGATTATTGCAAGACGGATGGCTCGGCTCTCCGCTCTGACAAGACGGTTGCCGTCACCTCCTATGACTGTGACAAGCATCCGCCGTGGAAAGTCGCTTCCGGTGGTCTGCTGTATACCCAAGGTTCAGTTCCCGGCAGCCTCGTGGCAGGTGCTGACAAGATCGCCCCCGTCCCGCTGGAGGAGATCGTTCCCGATGCGGCGGCTAAAACCAATGTCATCGTGCCTTGGGCTTCTTCCTGCACCATCCTTTGCTGGTATATGGGTCGTCTTGAGCCGACCGGCGGCCTCAAGGGCGAGGCGGCCGGGGTTATCGCGTCCATGGCGATCGACGGAGCGGTAGGCGTTCAGGCCGTTGATTATTCCACGCTTCGAACGAAGCTGCTGGCTCGGGACCAGAACCACCCAATCCTTCCTCAAGTGGCTTGAACCCAAGCCCAATTTCGTCCTTGTTGTATGCTGGCAATGGTCGTGCGCGCCACACCAAACCTCTTTGCTAGATCGCGTTGCATCTCTATGCCCTTCAGGGCAATGATCTCAAGCACATCGTCCTCGGTTAGCTTTGCCCCGCCTTGGCGCCTGCCACGATTGTGTGTGCCGTGCACCAGCCTGTCAGCTTGGTTCTCTACGCGTGTCTTCCATGACAGGTGGTTACGGTTCACGCAACCATTCTTGCCATTCCCGCAGGAGTGAGCCGCTTCATGCTTGGGTGTCGGAGGAGCGCCGTGAGCGAGTTCGCAGATGTAGCGATGGGCGCCAGTTCTATTGCCATCGGGGTAGACAACCCCGTAGCCATGCAAGTCCATCCCGAACGGCCAAATCAAGCAGTCGGTGCCGGTGTAGTGCATAGCTACATCATGAACCCATGGAATAATATCGCCCCGTGGTGGTCCACCACCAAGCGGATCTCCGTGAACACGCAAGCGCCAGTAATGCGCGGAACAGCAGTTCTTCGCCAGTAGTGGCTTGCCGCAATCTGGAATCAAGCATACACGAGAATTAGCCATTTCGACCTCCTGACAGGTTGGCTTGGTTAGGACCCGTCGCAGCGCTCGAACGCTCGGCGGGTTCGCTATTTGTACCCTCAACAGCGTAAAAACACAAATGCGAAAGGCAGAACTGCTTCCAACAGTTCTGCCTTTCTAACCACTCACGATTCATCGGGAATCGAGGGGCTGGAGCAATCTTCCCAGCCGTTGGTTTCTTTTCATTTAATGGCAGGGCATGGGGCGATACAAACTGATGGCGGATGAGATGACGAACGGAAACGATGCGCACCGTGTTTATACGGACGCCATAACAGCCCAGCTCGGCGAGCGTGTAACGAACCTCGGGCGTCGGCAGACCGACCTCGAAGCTGAGATGCGCGCCGGCTTCAAGCAGATGGAATCTGCAATGGGCGCCGTCGCCGCGGAGATGCGCAATTCTGTCGCCGCATTATCGGCCACGATTGCCGAAAGAAACAAGCCCCAATGGCAGGCCATGGGCGTCGTCCTGACCTTCTGTGCCATGCTCGGCGGCCTGGCATACTGGCCAATCAACTCGGCAACAACTGACCTCAAAAGCGCCGTGGCTGTCATCCTCGAAAAAATGGTCACTCAAAAAGAGATGGAATGGAGAACCGCCAGGGGCGCCGAAGACAGAAAGCGGACAGATGATGCCATTGCCGACCTACGCTCCTCCCAGGTTCCCAGGCAAGAGCTTGAGCGCGTCTGGACGTCTGATGACCAGCAGAAGGCCGCGCTTCAAAAGCAGATTGATGAACTCAAGCAGGCCCAATCAAATACCTATAATGCCCGCGACTTCATGCTCGACCTCAGAGAAAGACAGGACAGAATGGAGCGGCAATTGCTTATCTCTAAGCCTCCTGGCTAGGAAAATTCAACCACCCCCATTTACGGCCTATGTGGATTTCGCAAATGGCAGTCTTTGACACCCCGTAGCGCTTAGCCATCTCCCCGAGAGGCACCTTGCCCTTGAGGCTGAATATTTCCCTAACATTCTCTTCGGTCAGTTTAACCCTTCCGTGCCTCTCACCTCTGGCTATAGTGCCATGTACCCGTTTGTCTGCTTCGTTGAAAACATGCGTCTTCCAGCCGAGATGCTCAGGCGTTACGCACCCTAGATGACCATCACCGCAAGAGTGGGCGGCCTCGTGTTCTGGAGTGGGCGGTTCGCCATTTACTAGCTTACAGATATAGCGATGCGCTCGTTCTTGCTTGTTATCGACCCTCACTTGAGGGTATCCATTGCTATCACGGCCAAAAGGCCAAATAAGACATCCAGGCCCTTTAAAATTCAATGCCTCTTCATGGATGAAGCGAATAAGCTCTCCGTTCTCAGTCCTTCTCAACGCTAGGGGGTGGCCGCTAAAGCGCATCCTCTCGTAATGGAGGCGGCAATAACCTTTTGCTTTGTGGGGCTTGCTGCAGCCATCGACTGCGCATACACGGATTTCAGCCATTGACGTTTTCCTGAACGTTTGTGGTTAGAGCGCGTCGTTGGCCTGCCAGCCTTCGGCGCGTTCGTCGTTATATCATTGACGGCTATGTGAGTGAATCAATTTCCTTGACATGAGAGAGCGTCAGGACCGCCTTGAGCGGCAGATCTACGGCGTCACCCGGCAAGCCACCCCATAACCGCCTTCCACCCCTCATACCCCAGTGTAAATACAAGAATACATGCGGCTATGATGGTGTGGGGGAGGAAGCGGGAAAACATCAGTCGCCCCACTGCATTTTCGAATATGCCTTCCACTTTTCGATGAAAGCTGGCAGTAGCGGCTCGAAATTTGACGTTGGGAAGCACACCCGAGGGCTGGTGCCATAATCGCATAGATTCATCTTGCACAACATCTCCCGGAACATCTCCGCAGCTAAGTCGTCCCGCTTCTTGCTATGAGCCTTCAACTCCTCAAGAACCTCAATAGCCATTTCGTCAAAAGCGGAATCGTAAGAGCCGTAGATCGGGAAGATATCCCAAGGGTCGAATTCCTCGATATCCCGCATATCATCGCGCGATGGCATAGGTTTTTGCAGAAGCGCGGCAACCTTTTCAGCAGCTTCGCGGTCAGCCTTTTGGCACCAAAGCTCCTCGCTCATTCCCCCTCCTCACGCTCTTTGATAGCTGCGTCGATCGCGGCTTCCCATCCTGCGCCCATCATTGGTGCGGCCCCTCCATCATAGCGCTCTTCGAACATGGCCTCGAACATCGCCTCCATCATGTGGAGGCTTGGATCGCGTATGGCCTCGATAACTTCCTTGGCTTTCTCCCGAGCCGCCACCAGTCTGCCTATGCGCTGCACCTGCTCAAAGCCATCCTTGCGTCTGTAGGCGTCTTCATAGCGCTCGAAGCCTTCCGGGTCGATCACCTTGGCGATTCGCTCCACCCTGCTCTCCAT